GGTCTCTGGGGGGTCTCTCTGGGGGCTCGGGGGGTCTTAGCCTGGTCTCTGGGGGTCTACTCTTACTCATCAGTCATGTCGCGGTTTTACTTATATTTTATATTAGTATATATATTATAATAGAATATAAGTAAAAAAATGGAATTTAATTTCATTCATGTCACAAAATCTGGTGGAACTTCTTTAGATAAATATTTTCAAAAATACTACAGTGCTTATATCACTAGTGGAGGTCATGAAAATATTTGTAAAAGTTATAATAATCCGATTATTGTAGTAAGAGATGTCAAAGACAGGTTTTTTTCAATGTACAAATACTGGAAGAAGGGATCTGAATTATATAAACGAGATGGTAAATGGAATGAACAACACAAAAATGTCTCTATTATAGATTTCATAATCATGCTTAAAACAAAAAATAATATTCTATGTACTGGTTTTACATGGGATCAACATTTTCATCCTACTACAATGTGGATTTCCCCCAAAATGGATTACAAAAAGTTGATTGTAATTAAATATGACAGGAATTTGAACGACAAAGCACAAAAACTGATAGACTTTTTAGGTATACCGAAACCCGAGAACTGGGTCCCCGTTCCTTTTCAAAATGTTTCGAAAAACGAGGATTGTGATTACAACCCCTGTATGAACGAATATGTCGATTCATTTATAAATGAATATTTTAAATCTGATATTGAATTTATGGAAAAAATAGATAAACACCCAGAACTTTTCAAAGCTGTGATTTAGGGGTCATAATAATGTGCCACTTATAACCCCTAAGGGTTAAGACACTTTTGGCCGGGAGACCGTTTTCCATAAGGAAAACTCTTGGTTAAGGATCCGTTAATTCAAGAAACAGTTGAGCTCACAAAACAATCGTGGTCGCAGCAGTTAAGCAATTCTAATCAAAACTAACCGGTCCTTTAAAAAGGCAGTGACCGGGCTAGAGTCTTGGATGGGAAATTAGACTATTGATTTACCATCCACCCGATTATTTCCGTCGTTTCTTGTCTTCACCTTAACACCCGCTTCGTCCAGACATCAAACCTCAGAGACTTCATGGCTAATAGATTTGACCGGGTATTAATTTACCGAGAAGAGGACATATTGTCCAAATTTATGAATGTTATAGATCTACCATTGTACACAATTTTTATTATTATATTTTTTTAATGATGTTTTTTTTGTGTAATTTTTCATTTATGTTTTACCATCCCACGTCACCCCCAATAATTACATCACCGCCCATTACCGGTCCAGTCCTTAGATCATTGTTAATAGCACCAGGAACTACAGATGCAGACATTGGAAACTCAACTGGAGCGGTATTAACCACACGAACTACATTTCCAGAACCAGGGGTTTCTAGAACGCAAAAGAAGGGTCTATCACAACCATCTTCCGTATAGAGTTCAATTACCTGCTTATTGTTATTTGGTCCCTGTAGAAGTTCTACTCTTGCATTAAGAGGTCTACCATCTGTCTTGAGAAGAACTTGAACGCTTTCTACCCTTGGATCAAATGGATATGTTCGAAGAGCTCCTCCTTGAATGGTTGTAGAAGATTGTACACAATCAATAGATGGCATATCAACCACGTCAGCAACCACGTTAGCTGCAATAGGAAATTCTATTTGACCAATATTACGAACGGCAACTGTATTTGGTCCTCTAGGAGTTTCAATTACTGCAGAGAAAGGTCTAGTTCTTCCATTTTCTACATAAACACGCATTTTACATGGTGTATTATCAGGTCCGTGCCAAAGTTCAATGTCTGCATCAAGTGGACGTCCCTCGCTACTAAGAACTACTTGAACTTGTTCAACCTTTGGAGATCTGTAAGTCCACGTGCGAAGTGATCCACCCTGTACCAGAATAGATTCTATTTGAGTTTGATAACGCCCTCCGGTTGGAAATTTAGGAGGAGTAAAAGTAGGTTCAACAACGCCCACAAAATCAGATTGTCTATCCGACATAGAAATAGGTCGATTACGCGTATAACGATTAATAGGAGGATTTAAAATAAAACACAGGCTAGATACAAACAAGGTAATCATATTACAGTTATAGTATTATATAGTTCATTTTTTTAAATGTATTAATTTTCGCCGCAAAATTTACATCCTTGAAACTTTAAAATGGGACAATTTTATTATTGCCAATTATAAAAGGTATTAAGGATTAAGATTTAAAAAATTATAATAAATATTGCAAAAAAATACAAGATTTAAAATAAATATACATTACATAAAATATGTATTCAATGGACGACAATAGCTGGGACGGAATGACCATAACAGTTATGACTCCAAATCTTATTAATAAATTTATAAGCATCCCAGGTAAAACTTGGGAGGAAAAACTTATGTCTTGTATAAATTGTGAATGTTGCCCAAGGCACATGATTAATAGACCTACTGAGCTTAAACCATGGATTGAATTGCACTGGAGCAGAGAGTACGATACAAATAGATGTGTTTGTCCTTGTAGACATAACGCTAGATTCATTTGTCGACAAGTAGAAGAACCGGCTTTGTTGTGTCCTCAAGGAAGTCCAAGGGATGTTGACGATTTTACAACTGTTCTTACGCCCACGGAGAGAAATGCATGGCTTGACAGGGTAAGTATCCAGGAAATGGAAGATGCAATGGAAGTCCTTACAACTTCTGAAAGCTAAAAAATAATTAAAAATTTTACAAAAATAAATAAAGTGTAGATCCATTAAAAATCTTATAAAAGTGTGAAAGCAACCAATGAAGGTTAACATGATGGCTGTTAATCGCGAGACTATCAAGTATATCCGTCGAGAACGAAAGAAGAACGTTAAGCCAGATAATAAGAAGAGTACTCGCAATACAAAGACGTATCATGACACGTTTGATATCTAAGTAATTCTTTGTAAATTGACATCCTAGCCTTTAGAGGCTCTTAAGGGGACGTGGATTTACAATGCCTCGTTGTGTTATTAACGTTTTCGATCAAACAAAGCGCAGGGAACGCAAATGTCTTCATAATAGAAAATGGGGTCAGTTCTGTTCATTTCATGCAAGAAAATACGCTGTCAAGATTCAACTAACTTGGAGAGCTTATTCTACTAAAAAGAGGATAAATCTATTTAAGACCTTGCCTGACGACCTTTGGAATCATATTCTTCATTTTATAATTCTACGTAACAATACTATTAAACTTCTTGAAAGCCATGAGAATATGTATACCGAAAAAATATTATTTGTGCAAAAAAATTGGAGCCTGCTGCGGTGGTCACCTCATTCCATCTCCATTTACAACTCTATGCACGATTCTATTGATAACAGGGATTACATTAGAAAAATCTTAAAAACATACTAAGGATAAATATAAGGGCAACTAGGACGCGTGGGGATCGAACCCACGTCCACGAGATTAAAAGTCCCGCGCTCTACCGACTGAGCTAGCGTCCCTTATACTTATCATATTTTTAGATGCTTAATACTCCTAGGGTATCCAAAACAACATTCTGTAAAATCTAAACTGTTTTCTACTTTCTATAGTTCTATTTTTTTCCTTTAAATTAATTTATCTCCCGAAAGATTTTTTACCTCTAAATTTATCAAATGCGCGATCTAGTTCCTTACGTTCTTTCTTATTGAAACCATAATCTTGTACAATAAAATCTTCCAAAGAACCTGCTGAATCTTCTGAATCTGATTCCGAGGAATCTCCTGATGATAGTTCTTCAACTTCGTGAATAAGGTCCCATTCTCTGCAAATGTGACGCGCTATGTGTCTACATGGACATTTACAATCGCCTTTATTAGAGTAATTGGGAGTATATTTCTTAGATACAAGTTTTTGACCAAGAACGGGGAAATTGATTTTATGTCTTTCGCAACAAGTGCAATTTTTTAACTCCCTAGGGAGTTTGTCGTAGTTTTTGCATTCTTTTAGTTTTTTATCAAAGTATGTTTCTACATTTTCACCATTAAGAAATTCCTCTAGTTTCATTATCTACAAGTCTAATTATAAATAAATTATGTCCTTAAATTTATTCTTCTGTCGTAATCGCAAGATCACGAAAAATATCCTCTGATACTTCTTCTGGTTCTTCTTCCTCTAAGTCAGAATCAGATGAAATTTCATACACCTTCCAATCCATTGTGTGTCTAAAACAGAAGCATTTGCTTGATCCTTCTGGTTTCTCTGTCCCTGGACGATTGCAAGGTGTGCCGTTTTTTGTTAGACCGCAGCATTTTTCCTTAGAGACGGGTTCTTTCGTTTCTTTCTTAGCAGCAGGTGTAGTGTCAAGTTTTGGAATGGTCTTATTTGGTTTACTCGATTTATTTGTCTTCATGTACTCATCGATGTCTTTCTTAGTTATCTTTTGTTTATCAAAATCATCAAGTGTAAGGTCATTTTCTGCTGCATATTCGGCGGCAATCTTGGTAGCAAATTTCTTTTTATCGGGGGTTGTTTTTGGGGGTTTTGTGGTTGTTTTTGGAACCTGAATGTCATTTGATTGCAATAGTTTATGAGCTAATTCAATAAAAGAATCGTTGAAAATACTCAACATTTCAGCCATTGCTTCATCGTCTAGACTATGCTTAACTTTAAAATCATTAAACTTTGTATCAAGAGCCATTCCTGTTATACTATTGTATGTAATTTGTCCCTAAATTAATTAAAAATTTGTAAGATTTATACTTAAAGAAAATTTTATTAATGTTAGTAGCATGAATATTACAAAAAAATAATAAATTTAGATATAATAAATGAATGAAATTTACAGACCGTTTTTTAATAAAATGTCAAAGGATGAACTTATTGATTGTCTTTTAAAATCGGAGCAGCTTAAAAGTAAATATGACGGAAGTATATCAGGGCGTCGACTAGATGAAAAATACTGGACAGACATATTAGTCCCTGGATTGTGGAATGTATATATGAAAAACAGAGGTTCGAGGAGCTCAGAAAAAACTAAATATTTTCACGGGTTTCTGCAAAAATATCTAGAAGAAAATATTTTCTCAGAATGGGACGGTTATGAAGTTTTCACGGAAATACGTGTTGAATCTCATAACTTAACCGGTAAAAAAAACAGTGATATTGTTATTTTTAAAGATGGTTCGATATTTCTAATAATACCGATTAAGATGATTATGGGTAATTATAAACAAAATAAGTATAATTATTTCGAAAATCTAAGTGGTGAGTTAATGCACTTAGTTTTGAAAAATCCAGGTTTGAAAATAGTACCGCTGAATATATATTTTGCAGAGACTCCTTACTTAAAGGCTGATAAAACAATTGCAAAGTTTGAAAAAATTACATATGAGAATGATCTTAAAAATTTTGATATTATGAAAAAATGGAGGGTCAGTCTTGAAGGAGAAGAATGTAGACCATTGGTACATGACGTTATTAATTATATATTTGACGTAAAACATGTATCTAAAATAGGCGAAGTATTTGACAAAGTTCCAATTAATATTAGGTTTAATGCTCATACGCCTTTTAGATCATTAGAGAGTATTTTTAAAGACATTGTTTAATCAAGAGAAATAGAATTTAATACACTAGAACTTAAATTGACCCAACCACCTGATCTTTTTGAAGAATTTTGTTTTATATACAATTTATTTTTGATAATTACATCTATTATAAGTTGAATATCGTCACAATTTGTTGGTTCTATACACAGACAACTATAATATAGTGTATCTTCTACTACATTTATGCATTTTTCTATATTTTCTGGGTCACAAAAACATGGCATAATTATAGCTTTTTTACATGGTTTAATAGACTGAGTTCTTCCATAAGAATACCACATTGGATAAGTTTTATTACCTTTGTCTCTTTTTGCCAATTCTGTTTTATTTTCTTCTAAATATTTAAATGTTAAAGGATTATTATTTTTAAATGTATCTTCGGATACAACAATTTCATTTTCATATGGATATATAATATATTGTATTTTCTTTCCAGAAGTTACAGGTTTCCAGCAAGGTTCGTCGAATAATTTTTCATCGTGTATATAGATATTATTTCTTAGTGTTGCTATTCCGTTTTTGATTTTACATATATCTTTCAATGTTTTTGTAGAGACTGGTTTTTTTTCAAAAAAAGAATAATTATGTATATCGTTATATAACTTTTCTACGCCGTTATATATAAATGATTCTTTGTGTGATTTTGAAAAAATTGTTATACACGTATATACAGATGCGTTTTTAAAAACTTTTTCGTGACCAAAATCTATTATTTCTTTTATAAACCTATTATCTATTAAATGTTTTCGTATATCAAAAGAAGATTTATTGTACAAATAAGAATTTGGAGTAATACTAACCATTACTCCATCATCTGACAGTAAATCTAGACATTTCAATATAAAAGCATAATAGATATCCAGGTTTCCTTTTAATTTAAACTTATCACGTAAAAAATCCCTATAACCAGCTTCGAGTTCTTGAATTTTAATATACGGCGGGTTTAGTATAATATTTGTATACTGATAATTTATATTCATTTTTAAAAAATCCCCGATATTTTTCTTAATATTTTTCCTATCATTTATATGTTTAATGTATTCATCTTTTAGTTCATATAAGTCTACTTGTGTGTAATTATCCAAATTTAAAAATTTTAACAGGTTTCCTGTTCCAACACACGGATCCAAAAGAGTGCCTGATTTTAAAAGTTTATCTGCCATTTTCGAACTAATAAAATCAGGTGTAAATATGTCACACTTTAAATTTTCTTCTAGAGCAGACATTTCAGTATAACTATATATTCTATATTATTTTTAAACGGCTTTCTTCTTGCGAACTTTTCTTACTTTTTCCGGAATAAGGTCTTTCCAAAGTTCGGAAACATCTTCCATCATAGGCTCGAATATAGTTTGAATAGCGGATTTGAACTGATGTTCAAAGTAGTATACGTAATCAATTGGTATAGCATTCTTAATGACGTAAGCGGGGTCTTCAACTTTTTCAAATTGTCGAGAACCTTCGTAAGTAACAAAAAGATATGAAATGCGATCACCTGATGCAACCTTGTCCATCTTATCGCGCTCCTCGCGTTTTCTAGAAAGAGCAACATGTGGGATATTAGCAGGGCACCTAGAGAATGACTGCAATGTCTTACAACTTGGACAAGTGTGTTCAGTCTCTATAAATTCTTCAACGTGACTTTTATTTTTATTAACAAGTTTATGTAAAACGGTTATATTCATTTCTTTTTTACCGACGACGTTTAATTCATAGTAGGTTTTTTGGCAGCCATTGCAAACTACCTTGCGATCGAATGCATAACCAGAACGAAGACTCTTAGAAAGCATCAATTCTTTCATAGGAACTTCTGCTTGAACTAACTTACGAATCTTAGATCTTGCAAACTCTTTGCTTGTTTCTATTAGTTCGTCTACTGTTTCGAAGTTATAATTCAATACCTTGTCATTAAGAAAGATGTATTCAAAGATCTGCTTTGAGTTTTCTCTTACATATATACAGTTGTCCCGACGAACTACCTGAATACCTTTATAGTCGATGTAATCATACTTAAGCGGATTAGTCCAGAATAAACTTGCATAACGTTTCTTGGAATATAAAATAAAAGGATACATAACCTTTTCAAACTCAAGATCGATTGGTTTTTTAAACGTAGCAGAAATACGGTCTGCGCATTCGGGTGCAACTTTGAAAACATAGTTCATATGATCTTGTCCTTTGAGATCACTTTTGAACTTTACATAAATAGAATCAGTGTCTCCGTATACAACTTCACAGTCGTACCACTCTTCTGCGCATTTTTTGGAGTGAGCAATCATTTCTCGACCACAAGCAGTAACCGCTGCTGCGATCTTTTTATTTGGAAGTCTTCCATATCTTGCTCCGGTGAATCCATAAATACTGTTCATCGTTACCTTAATAGCAAGCTGAACTCCGTTGAGTACAGCATATAAATTGTCATCAGACGAAAGAGTTTTCATTTGTTTACGAATATCCTTACGTTCTTTCCATAGGCGAGAAAGAATCTTTGGCATAATACCTGTACGATTTTGTACGAATCTAACACTTACAGGTCTTTTAACGTCGTTTCCTTCCGAGTCGACGTCATCTTCTTCCCAGTTCATGTCAAAGTATTCGATATCTGGTAAGTTATCAAATTCTGGATCTTCAACGATAGTAGCATAATCATAATTATGTGCAATCATGATACTTGGATATAGACTTGCAAAATCAAGACCAGCAATAGGCTCGAAATGTGCACCGGGGGTTGCTTCTAAAACAGTCGCCCCTGTAAACTTTTCTTCTTCGTCTGAGATGTCAGTCTTCGGTTTATATTCTGCTGCAGGAATTAAATAGCCTTCTTGTTTGGTTTCATAAGCAATTTGAGTATGAACTCGGATTTGTTGACCTCGAAGCTCAATGTATTGCATAGGCACCATAGTAATATTAGACATACCGATCACATTTGTGATAATTCTTAGTTTTAGAATTAGTTCAATAAGAAGCCAAGTGTCCTGAGCACAATACTTTACTACAAGAGCCATTTTGTCTTTCGTAGAAGTATTATAATTGAAAAGGTCTGCAGGGCTGAGGTCGTCTTTTTTATCTCCGGTGAAGTGTTCGGCAACTGCATTAAGCTTGTAAGACTCGAGTTTGTGTTCTTTTTTAATCATAAACATAAGATCAAACTGTGTTACTCCATACATTTTGAGATATTTCATCGTGTTATCACCATAAGCAGAAGTATTAAGTTGGTCTTCGTGAAGATATGCGGGTTTACTTTCAATTCTACTAAGATTTTCAAGTACATACTCAATTCCAAGAACCTTTGCACGCGCGCATACATATTTCCAATCGAAGTCATAACCGTTATATTGAACTAGAATGTCTGGATCAACACATTTTATGAATTTAACCCATCCAATTATAAGCTCTTTCTCTGAGTCAAATGTTTCTATGTATACTCCTTCTACTGGATCGCAATCATTGTCTATTGGACTTTTAATAGTTACAACATGCTTAAATGATTCTTTGGTACTGAATTTATATAAACTGGTGCCAATTTGCGTGATTATATCTTTTTCATTCATTGGATCTGGGAAGTCATTCTTATTTTCATAGCGAGTAGAGTGTGAAAAAGCCTCTATATCCCAAGATCCAAGTGTAAGATTACATATTTCTTGACGATCTAACTTTTTAACAGATGCATAATTTGCGATGTAGCTATTCTGACACCTTGACATATCGTTGTCTTGTGTTATTTTTTTTACTGTAACCCAATTTGCCATCTGGATTTCCATTTTATGTGTGAATCTAAGATAAGGCTCTATGTTGGACTCGTATAGTTCAAACTTAATTTGTTCATTTTGAAGCACGCTTGATATCCTAGGTAACTTACTTTTATCTTTTGGATTTAAAATGTATTTAATACGATTAAACGTATTTAAGTTTTTACATACAAATCTTAAAAACTTGCACTTTGTTTCATTTGTAAAGCCTTTGTACTTAATTCTTGATACTATACTTACAGATTCAAGATCATCTCGGTTTCTAAAAAGTTTATTACGAATGAAACGCTCAACTTCATTTTTTTTAAAATTATCGAATTTAGACTGAAGCTTATCTGGGATATGAGCAAAAAAATAAGGTTTATATCCGTCGAATCTTACACAAACAGATTCTCCATTTTCATCAACACCAAATGAATAAATGTGGTATCTAATGTCTGGAGCGCCTTCATTATCAGAATCAAAATTTTCAATTTCTTCGTCGCAAGCTTCCCAAGAAAGAATCTGATAAGATAAGTTTTCTCTCTCTGACGTAGATTGTTTTCGAATAAATGTATCCATCTTGTATATCAAATATAATTAAGTTTTAAATTAATTATTATTCTGAAAAAAACTAACAACAAATAGCAGTGTACCTCCTATACTTATACTCTGTTTTATTAGCTTCCCGTCTGATGTGGATATTCCAAACACTGTAAAATCTAACCATTTTTCAGATAACATATTTCCTAATACCAACCAATCTACTGTTGTAGCAGAATCTTCTAGTATATTTAACGTTACTAAGTTTAGATTACCATTTGATTTCTTAATAATTTTTTCAGTTGACATCCTTGTCAAGAATCTATTGATAAAATCTATTGATTTTATAAAGTATAAGATTTCTGCTCGAGTATAAGAATATCTTGACATGTTAATTATAAGAATAATTTGATTACATATGTATAATATAATTGGATGCAACAGATATCTATCGTGGTTTTCGAAGTTAAAATCTGTTGTAGATCCACGAGGAAATACATCTTTTATGAATATAGCAAGAGAAATGCCACCAAGAATTGTAGTGTATGATATTATTCCATTAAATAACTTTATTGTTTTTTCAATTTCATCTTTTGTTTTTGCTAGTTTTATAATTAAATTGCTTAAACAAACATTCCCCTCCAAATCAAATTCATTTTTTTCTATTTGAATTTTTATATTTTTCAATCTATCTATATGCTGATTTATAACAAATATGAATGTGTAAACAAACAAAAATACAACAAGTCTTGAATAAATCCACTCTATTGCTATTAAAATAAAAAATACGGTTCCATTATTGAAAGTATTTAACCAGTAATACTCGTTGTAAAAAGATGTTATATCTATTAAATTGATACCAATTGAAAATATACTCGAAGTTATTATAAGAGTTCCTTTGAAAACCTTGCATATATTAATGCTTTCAAAGTGGTTAGTTTTAAAATACATTTTGCACCACAAATGAATTATAAATAAGTTTATATGTAAGAAGAAAGATGCAAGATATTTTATTTTATGATGATCTTTTAAAAACATAATTAATGTATAAATTGGTTGAATAAGAAGAATTAAATTTATCATTGCAAAATAAACTGTATAAATAACGCAGAAGACTTTTGTCTTAAAGTCCGGCTTCGAGAATCTATTAACTTTGTACAATGATATCTTAGGGGAAGGTGTTTGTTCTTCAAGTAGTTTTAATAAATTTATTGACTTAATATTTTTATTTGGTCTTAAAAATTTATTATTTATTATATTCTTTTTCACAAGAATGTTGTCTATGTTCAAAGAATTTACACCTAAAAAAAATAATATTTTATCTAGCATTATTATTAAATGATTATTGTGATTGTAATTATACTTATATTTTTATTCTTCATCTTATTTAGACATTGTTCTGTTTCTTATAGAACCAAATCTGGAAGAATGTATCGCGCAAGGGATTTAAAAACAGCTGAAATAATAGACACTTTAAGAGATATATCTATTCATTTAACCTATAGAATAAACAAACATGATGGAAGCTTACTTAGAGCTAGACTTCAAAATACTTCTTTCAAAGAACTATTATACAATGATCCGGGTATACTTGGGTGGAATTTCGATAAAGGACGTGAAATAGGCATTAAGATGTATGATTCAGCCGGTAATATGTATCCAGAAAAAGAGATAATATCTACATTATTTCATGAACTTGCACATTCGCTTACAGAACGAAACGGTCATCACCGCAATTGGCAACGGAAAGATAAGTATTTGCAAACTTTTGCTTCAGAGTACGTAAACATTCTGATATTAAAAAATTCTAATTTAAATAAATGAATGACTTATTCATAGGAGGCGGAGGCTACTCTGGTATAGTATTTATAGGTGCCCTTGAGTATATTCACGAAAATAAATTATTAGATCTTAAAAATTTCTACGGTTGTTCTATTGGATCGCTTATAGGATGTTTATATATATCCGGATGTAAACCGAAGGATATCCTCTCTAAATTTTTAGAGTTAGATTTGACGCAAATTGTAAAATATAACCTTGATAATTTTATGTCTGAATCTTATATTATGGACGATTCATTTTTAGACACACTGATAGGATTATTATGGACTAATGTAGATGAAAATATAACCGTGGGAGATTTTAGTAATAAATATAATGTAAATGTAAATATATACGCGACGAATTTAAGCAAGAATGAATACACAAATATAAATAATAAAATGTATCCAGAAATTAAATTAAAAGACGCCATGAAGGCGTCTATGAGTATACCATTTATTTTTAAACAGGTAGAAATAAACGGAGATAAATTTGTTGACGGCTGTTGTAAGAATTTATATGGATCTCCTCCAGAGGATATTTATGTATGTGGATATAGTATAATTGTAGACACAAGAAGTAATTCAGGTTCGTACTTTGGTAGTTTAATGTATAACATGATTAAAAAAACAAAACCAAGAAGTACTTTTACTGTTTTATGTGAAAACAAAGACGATCCTAATATATATTTAAATTTAGATAAATTGGATAAAAAATTCATAATAGATATGTATAAAAATGGAATTAATTTTGCTAAGTCAACATTGAAAGATTAATGCTTTGGTACAGTTTCTTTTAACCATTTTTTCTTATTTTTCATATATTCTAGATAGCTCATTTCCTTACCAGACTTAATAAGTTTTTTACGCTCTTTAACTAATTTTTCATCATAAACTATCTGCTTAGAATTTTTTTCATCTTTTACAACTTGATATCTTGATCTAAGATTATTTATTACCTCTTCTATGTTTTTAGGACAAGCAAGTTCTTGTTCAAAAATTAGTGTAGGTGGAATATTAACTACAATTTCCCTTTCTGATGTTTCTATTTCTCTTACACATGTTTTGAATTTTGTTTCTTGCATGTACTCTCCGTTCATGTAGAACTTTTCGCAATGTTCTGAAAATATAAAATAAGGAACTTTATTTTCTTCGCACGTCTTAATGTAAAACGAAGTTATGGTGTTATACTCTATAAAATTATGAAATATAATACAAAATTTTGTATGTTTTAGACTGTTTTCTATAGACTGCTTTTCCCTATCCTTTACTAGTGTTACTCTTAAAAGATGCATCATATTCTGACCACAAATATTTGATATATACTGCATATGTTTCCCATAGAAATAATTTATTCTATGAATTGGATTTATACATTTTGGGTTTATTCTCTTAGCCACGAGAGCAAAGTTGTCCCATGAAAAATCGTTCACTACTAAAACGTTCATGATATATTACTTTATTTTGCGTTTTCTTTAATTTGTGTAAAATTATGCAAAATTTAATATACACTTTAATTTATACAATGCAATATATTATATGTGCACTTATAATTATATTTACACTTGTTTCTATTTATGCAATTAATATATCTTTCGACTACAATGCTAAACAAAGACCCAAAGAAGAAGTAAAATTTAACATATTATCAGATTGTATAATAGTACTTATTAAAGAGAATTGTCCTTATTGTGAAGACTTAGAGGAAAAAATTTCCAAAAGTAATATAAAATATACCGTAATCAAATTAACAGCGGGTTATACTTTTGAATTTGATAATACATTTACAAACTTAACTCAAGACGAAAGAAATAATATAATAAGAGAAACACAGAATATATTTATCCCGGGGCAGACTATATTATTTCCAACTATAATAACTAAAGAAAATACATACAGTGGTTTACCAAAAAAAGATATTATATCTGAAATATTTAATATATAATATATACTATAAGATATGAATAAAATAATAGCAATAGGAGATTTACATGGAGATTTTCAAATTTTTATAAAAATACTCGAAATGTGTAATCTTATTAATAAAAATTTAGAATGGATAGGCGGAGATACATATCTTGTGCAACTAGGTGATACATTAGACGGTAAACGACCTGAAACAAAAATAGATAAAAGTTTTCTTGAACAAAGCGGTGAGGTAGAAATAATAAGATTAATATTGGATTTGGACGCTCAAGCTAAAGAATCTAATGGCAGAGTTATATCTTTAATAGGAAATCACGAATTATATCCTTATTACCTTAGAAATGATAAGCAATTTGTTAGAGATTATGTTAAAACAAAAGACATAGAACAGTTTAGAAAGGTATACAACGTTGATAGAGTTAAGTTTTTAATGCCCGGGGGCATAGGTGGTTCATTGATCGGCAGGACTAGACCCTTAATTTTACAACTTGGTGAATTTATATTTATACATGGTTCTATTACAGATAAATTAATCAAGAATGGATTAAGTTCAAAAACCGGTAAGGTAGACATAGATAAGATTAACATGGAAACTAGTCTATGGTTACAAGGAAAAGGTAAGATACCAAAATGTTTAGAGGAAATGGATGAAGAAAATCCAGTTTTTTCTAGATTGTATTCTAAGTCAAAATCGTTTAATGAAAAAGAGTGTAGTAAGTTTGATAAACAACTAAAATTTTTTAGTGGCGCTAATTATGTTGTAATGGGTCATTCTAGATTCAAACAAATAAACTCTGCGTGTAATAATACTCTCATCAGAACAGACATTTCTCTGTCAAGGGCATTTGGTGGTACTCTATGTAGTAAAACATTACAGGCTCTTGAGATAATACAAGTACCTGGAAAGAAGGCGGAAATAAATATAATAGGTCAAACTGGAAAAGTAAGATTAAGTTAAAGCATTTACAATTTTTTCGTATTTTGGGTTTATGTTATGGGGAACGCCGTCTATATCAAATAATGCTATAGGATTTTCCTTAGGATCTATAACATTATATGGATCGAACATTTCTTCTGAGTATTTATTAGTCTCTTCAAAAAAATTATTTAGTTCGGATTTAAATTTTTCAAATTTATTTCTCCATGTCTCAACTGAGATGTCTATTATTCCATATTCACGGTCTGTTTCTATTTCAGAATCGTATACATTATCGGCGTATTTTTGTACAATCTTTCCAGATGTTTTATTCATTGCCAAAAGATACCCAAACAATTGGTAAAGATCGTATTCGTTTTTCCTTACATTCTGATGTTTCATTCTTGTTTTGATTTCTATTACGTGACCTTCATAGCAAGTAGCGTCGTGAAACCCCCTTATAGTCCAATTGTTTTCAGAATAACAATACATCCTGTTGTTGCCTTTTTTATAATTCATTTTTTTAATTACTACTTTTTCATTGTTTGTACCGCAGTCTTTTTTCATTGAATTTTCAAGAAAACTTGTTGCATGATTTAAATCTTCTTCTTTTATGTCTTTGTTTTCTTCTTTGAGTCTTTTCTTGATATCTATTTGTAATTTTACAAATTCTTCCGGGCTGGATAGTTCTTTTTTATAATCAGTGTATATTCTTTTAAGTTGTTCATCATAAGTTCTTTTACTTGGATCTAAAAGTGTAAATATACCCTTGTCAAAGAATAGTTGTTTATACATACTTTTGTATTGCCTGCATAACAATAACAGCATTATCTTATCTTTAGGTTCAAACCTGTTCTTTCCGCATGCGGAACCTATAAAAGAAATTTCAAGTGAATTCATTTTTTATTACTAATTCAATTGAAATTTTTAACTTAATTTTTTTTCTGTAAAATTAATAGATTTACTTTTTTGGTTCAGGTTCTGGTACCCTTTTTACGGGGGCGTCACCTTTTTGGGCTCGGGTCTCGGTACCTTTTTGGGTTCAGGCCCTGGTACCTTTTTGGGCTCAGGCCCTGGTACCTTTTTGGGCTCAGGATCTGGTACCTTTTTGGGCTCAGGATCTGGTACCTTTTTGGGCTCAGGATCTGGTACCTTTTTGGGCTCAGGATCTGGTACCTTTTTGGGCTCAGGATCTGGTACCTTTTTGGGCTCCGGTACATTTACATTAGCAACTGGACGCATAAACACAGGCATTTAATATAACATATTATTTTAATTTATAGTAAATAAACCAATAATTGCTAAAAATAAATAACATTAAAAAAAATAATTACAATACAGTAAAGTATCATGGATACTACGGCAAGAAATATAGTATTTTCTATGGAACAGAATATTTTCGATGTTCCTCGAGTTGACCCTCAGATAAGAGCAGAGGTGCCATTTTTTAAAAATATTCTACAGGAAAACATAAATAACAAGGAAGTTTTTCATGGGTACATAAACAAGATAAATGGGGCATGGGGTCTTATTCTAAAACCAGATTTTAAAAGACTCATTTTGCATTATAATGATAAATACAATACGGAACTTTTATTGCAGTTAGAAAGACAAAATGAGATGATAAAAATGGCTGATGAATATAATGCTCAAAGATTGTTTAGTGAACTTGACGATCTATCTGTATCTGAAAGCATATCTTCTCTTACAAAATCATTTAAGTCTAGTGGTATATCTAAAAAGCGCCCTTCTAAACGACGCAACTAATCAAATAGCAAATCTTCGTCTGAATCAGGTTCTGTTTCTCCAAATCTTCCCGGTCCTGAATTTACAGATGGTTTACCTTGAAATTCTGAAAATATAGGACGCGAAACCATAACTGGTTTATCTTCGGGAGGACAATTTGGACGTTTTACATATCTTACATTTGTTACTCCCAAAGAATTAATATACTTTTCTGGTTTATAGTCTCTTACGTATTGTTCTCCAAATTGGATTCTCATGCGTTCTTCTATTTCTGGAATTGTCATATCAGAAACTTTTTTACTCTTAGGAGTAATCGAAGCCGCTTTTGGAACCATTAACATGTCTTCATTAAAGTCCTGAGAACCAATTATATCAAAACTTCCTTGCGAATCCGGGAGTATTTGTCCGGCCTCTTTTAACCAATCTGGCTCTTCATCATCTAGATTACCAAAGTAAGTATAACCTTCGAGTCTTATTGGGTCGTAGATTTTACTTATTCTTAATTTTATATCTTGAGAAACGTTTTTAAGAGCCTCGTTTAATTCTTCTTGCATATTAGTAGTTGGTGTATACAAACCAGCCTCGAGCGAAGACTGTATTGTAGTCGTTATCTTCTTAAATTTGCTATTTAGTAATTTCTTATTAGTCGAGTCTTTTGTAAACGATAGTTTACCATCTGCAACCACGGTAGTTAAATGTAAAACTAAATCCCCTTCAGACCCATAAACAAAAACCGGGTACATTGTTAATCCTCGCGAATATAAATTTTGATATTTTATATTCATTACCTGCGAAGATTCTTGTTGAATTTTAAGAGCTTTTAACATTGCTTCTGTTATCTGAACTTCTTCTGAAACTGCAGTAACAGGCGTGGGTTCCGGAGTAATCTCAATTGGCGCAACTGTAATCGGTAGAGGAGATACCAATCCGCTTGATGGATAATTAGCTGCGACTTCTACAACTTCGACAGGTGCTCCTAAGAAAGTGTCCATATTTTCTTCCTTTAAAAACTCAAAAATCTCACGATCTTCTTCTGTACAGAACTCTTTAAATTCAGCAATCGGTACATTCTTTTTAACCCATCCTACTTCTCCTACGTTTGCACCCGGTGTAACAGCTGTATCATCATCTTCTATCTCCTTGAATTCGTAATATTCAACTCCATCCTTTGAAACAGACTTTATTAAGTATCCGGTTCCGTTACATTTTTTGCGATATTTATCTAAGAAAATTTTACCAACATCTCTCTTTGGTTTATCTGATACTAAAAGAGGATCAGAAGAAGAACCTTCGCCCGGCTGCAATTGCTTACTACCGCCTGGTAAAGTTACGGTTTCAATTGGATCAGTTCTGGCGGCGGCTATTGGCTCCTTGCCTTTTATAACAGACGTGTCAGGAATACCAGACTGGTCTAAACAACTTCTTATCTGATCTTCTGATAGGTTACTTAACATCCAGTTAACAATTTCCTCAGTTGTTTTATCTTCAAAAAATTTTAAAGTTTCTGCACTCATTTTATAATATCATTACATTTTATTTTTATAAATTAATTGCCTTTATCGGAGACAGTTTTTAAAGTCTGATTTATAGACTCAGGGTTATTTACTGCAATTTCAAGTAGTTCTTCTAGATAAGACTCTGGATAAACATTATATCTATAAATTAAATCTAATACCTTTGTGTTTATCTTCTGCTTTTGAGATTCTTTATTGAATTGTTGAGCTATTTCTCTTTTAACTGAGCTGGATACCAAATTTTGTACTGATAATTCTTTTATACACTTTATTAGTTTCATTCTTTTAACGGGGTCTTCCCTGAATTTAATTTTTGCTCTACCAGTTTCATTGAAATAATTTTTACGTAATTGAGGCAATAATATATAATTTTGATACAATTTAGTTATGTATTCTCTTATCTCATCCGAGATTTCCAAGTTTTTCAATGTATCGGGAGATTTCCATGGTTGTATATTTTCTTTAACATTAAGATCTATATTTACTATTGGTTCTGTTAATATCTCTGGATCTGGATATGGGACTAATTTACCAGTCTCGTCTTGTGTAGACTCCGTGAATTTTACTGGGAAATCTTTATTTGGAAAGCTAAAATCTCTATTGTAAACTTGGGTGAAAGTTACACTTTCTGGAATACCTTCACGGATATACATTCTTCCGTTAGAGGGGTTTTTATAGAATATTTGATACAAACCAGCCCCGGATGGTATTACGTGTTCTTCAAGACGAATTATATTTCCATTTTTATTAATTTCTGAGTCTATCGCACAACTTTTCAAAACTAATTCTAATTCATTATTTATAGAATATTTCTTTAGCGAAGACATAAGCATTTTTTGGTCTATTCCGTATGTAGATAATCCTTGCCAATCCGGATTTCCAATTTCTCCTAGAACTGCCGCGACATCTTCGTCACGGGTTCCTGGTGTAGTGGGTAATACACTATAGTGTCTGTAAATGTCAACATACTGATCATTTACTGGTAAACTCGAATGACTGCAATAGCGCGATGCGCGCGCCAAGATTTGTTCTATTCTAGACTCGTTCCACCATGGTTCTGTAATATGTACTTGTTTTACGTTTTTAAAAGAAACGCCTTCCATAACAGATCTGGTTCCTAGAATTACCTTTAGTTGGCTACCATCTGAATTGGTATTAGAGTTAAATGTATTTCTTGCTTTCTTTATAAGAGTTCCATCGCGGTCTTTAGTTTTTGTTTCTGAACTCCAAATAAAGTATCTACCGTTTCCTCGATCTTCTCTATCAAATTTAGTAAGCCCGCATGCCTCTAATATAATGGCAAGAGGTTCTACTCCATACGTCAGCCAATTTGAAAATATAAAAACAGGGCCAGGACTGTTAAGGGTTAACTCAATTATAGATGCAAATTTAGTAGAAAATAGTTTTACATAGTTAATGACCTCTGTTGGTGTTTTAAATTTCATTCCAAATAAATTTGACTTAAATAACTGTAGGGCTTGTTTTTTCTCGGCTAATGTTTTGTTTACTATCTCTCCTATTTTTGGAAGAAATATATTTGAGTATTGCTGTGTAGTAACATACATCCCAGAAACTTTATCCTCTGATTCAGATTCATAGTTACCTAAAAGCACGTTTTCATATGTACCAAGACCGTCTCCTTTCTTTCCAAAGTTTTTATCTTTAGAAACATCTGACTTAAGAGCACCGATATACTCTTGTTTGTGTTGCGCTGAAAATGTATGCTCCATTGTTATTAATCTTTTATACGGGTATGCATTTGGATTACCCCCTTTGAAATATGATACATATCCAGAACAAATGTAACGAATAAGATCTTTATTAATTATACAAGAATCTTCTGATATCCATGTTTTATTACCTGTATTTTGTACACAGTCGTCTCCATTGTATTGACCAATGAAGAACTTATAAAAGTCTGATTTATTTATAGGGAATGGTACTCTTGGTCTAAGTAAGTTTATTGTAAGAGCGAGCTCATAAGGGTTGTCATAAATAGGAGTAGCAGACATAACCGCTATTTTTAACTTTGGGTGGAAATAATACTTTATTGCATTGTATAACTTTTTATAGAATATACCACCTTCGCTTACAAGTCTTTGAATTTCGTCAATTATTAGAAGACCATTTTCATGAAATAACGCTGTATCTTCTAAAAGCCTAGAACCCTTTATTAACTGCCCATCTTTCCCTGTTTTATAAATAGATTCTATGAATGTCTGATGTGTGACTATCTCAAATGTTCTGATTATTTTACCGCGAAGATCCTTTTGATAGTTATCAAGAGATCGTTTAAGTACTTTTAGTTTATTTTCTTGATCTCTAAATAGTTTTGCAGTAACCGGTGTGTTGTCGCCGGCATCAATTCTTTCTTGGATAATGTATAAATTCCCTTGTTCTGTTTCATATTGTCTTAATTTAGCAATAAGTATAGAATTTTTAGCCTGGGATACATAAAAGTCTCTTTCTAATTTACCTCCGTTTTTAATAAGACAAAAAGATGGACATGAAAAGAATTTACCATTTCTAATTTCCCCCGCTATCTCTTCGTAGTATTGGTCTACAAGAGGAGCCGGGACAACAAATAGAAGTCTTTGGTTGCTTTCATTTTTTAGAGCTTCTCCGACTACTATAGATGTACAGGATTTACCGGAGCCTAGGCCATGAAATATAAGCATATTATTAAAATTGGAACTTGGACCCATAACCTGTCCCATAAATTTTTGCTGTGGCGCAAGAGACATTTCTGTGGCTTTACATATCTCATTATTCGACAATTCTATGTAATTGTCTTTGAACTCGAAAGGCGAATTTTCTGGAAAAGCTTCTCCTGAGTATTCGCGCGATATAAATTCTAAAAGATCTTTATTATTGAAGGTTTCTACATCATTTAAATTTTGAAATATCTTGTTATCGCAATTGATAGCATACTTTTCGGAGTCTTGCAGATTTTCATAATAATATTGCAAACAAGCCATTTGTTATATTATAATGAATATACATTTATTTTTTAAAAATTTACCTATGTTTAGATTCTTTCATCGGAAATCTAATTTGTAATGTAGTTTCATTAGATTTCGCCATATCGAATCTTAATTTAATATTTTACATTCTTTTATAAGAGCCTCAGCCGAAAAGAAACTCTTCTTATTTCTTTGGTCATCCAAATTTCATTTTTGTTTTACCTAGTTCATTCATTAAACGAGTATAAGTTTTATATACGTAGCCTTTTCTTTTAGATTTATACATAAGTTTAATACCAATTTTCTTTGATCGAATTTGTAAATTCTTGAACATCATCGCTTTCCTTTCCATTTCTTTGCGTGTAAGAGGTAGTCTTTTTCCTTTAGAGTTTAATTTCGATATATTAATACCGACACTTTTTAATTTAGTCTTAAGTTCTTTATCAGAAATATCCTTTAGTTTATTAGATTTTTTACCAAAAAAAGTTGCATGTCTTTTTCTTGATAATCCAATTATCTGCTGTGCTGCCCCAATATCTTCTATATTAGCACCTGTTGATGATATATTTTGAAGTTGTTCTTGTGAAAATGCAAAGATAGACAAAGGACTAATAGCATTTCCAGTGTCTTCTAATAGTGTCCCCATATTAAACAAGCTACTTATTAAAGCTGATAAATAGTCAAATGTAATATAAAAGTTAGTAAGATCGGGGTATTTTTGAGATTCTATTTTATAACTTAAAGCCTGACCTAGATCTCCTATTGTTTTAAACAAATATATATTATCATTTGGAGTGAAATTTTCAGTTAAATATGATACTGAATTTTGAGTACCAGATCCTATCTTTTTTGAATTAATCTTAGTTATTCCACTTGGCTTAGGAATATCTCCTCTTTGTTGAGTTTGGCTAAAAAACCTGTTAACGTATAGTGTTATGTATTTATCGTTGATTGATTTGTTGATATAATATGTAAAATCTATAAACGGAATATCCTTTGCAGTAACTCGTACCTTATAATTATTATTCTGGAAAGCATTTAATTGTCCAAGAAGAGCCGGGGTTTTGTTAGCTTTTGTTACCATGTTTATTATAAAATTAGTCACTCCAGAAGTTCCTGCTGGATCATAGTCGGTCGCCGGACTTTGTAATACTGCTATTTGTACATCTGGCCTACTAACAACATTGCAAATATTAGTAAATATAGATGAATATCCTGCATTATTTTTAGTAGCATCTACTCCCAACATAACTCCCCTTGTTATTGTTTTCCCTTGTGATAAAATACTAACTAAATATTTACTAAATGATGAGCAATTAAATTCGGTTACATAATTGTACAAGTTCGCAGAGGTTATTCCAATGGATGATTCAATATTTATACCTCCTTTCAATATATTATCTCTTATCCCATGTGTTGATTTCAAACTAGTTCTGATTTTTGGATCACTTGCTACACTATTATATAAAGTATTGAACCTGTCGGCACTATTAGGTTCTAAACTTATAAATGAATCGTATATAAATTTCATATCATCTCTATAAAATTTCATTATAGAATCTATTATATCGTCTTTGGTGAATTTTTTATCATTAATCCATTTATTTCTGTTATTCGATTCACAGAAGTCGTGACACTGATCGAGCATAACAAGAGTTCTAAAATAACCTAGAGACATCAGATAACTTCCATTTAATCTTTTAAAAATGATAGAATCTTCTATTTTAACAGTGCCTCCACCGCCTACTTGCATTTAATAAATAGTAGATATTTTAATTAATTTCATAATTTCAATTAACAAAGGTGGTCTATTTAATTAGTGAAAGTCCACTCGTAGTAGTACCTGATCTGACCAGGTCTTTTGAGTTCGTCATACTTAAAAAACACAAAAGATTCATCACACAATCGGCGAATACTGTTTTCAAATGGTATCAACATAGTTCCTTCACTTATGAATTTAGGATTTTCAACTATAAGCTTAGCATTTAGAACTCTTCTTTTGGCATCAAGTACAAATAACGCCATATATTTAGGTTCGAATAGACCACATTCAGATTCTTCTGGATAGAATCCAAAATAAAAGTATTCCTCTGATGTATAAATATTTGAAGCCTGTTTCATTCTGAGACATTCTGTACAATAATGCTCATCGTATAACTCAGTGTCGTTTCTCCCCATATGTAAAAGCCAGTTTTGAGCCCATGCATTTCCATTTAGATGTGTCAAAAGTTTTAGTTCACCTCCCGAAGGAGGTGTTAAAGATTCTACAAAATCTGTAGTATGACTATCACTGCTTACAATATTTCTTTTATAGAATGGATACGGCGAGGATGGTTTATAGAATGGATAAATACAGGGACTCGCAATAAAAGACAACAGTGACAGACACAAAGAAAACATTCTTATATTATAATGGTATTTTTTATTTAAGTAGATTCCAATATTGAAACCACTTTATTAATAGTTGGAATACACACATTTACAGTTTGTGACACTTTAGCCTTTGATGGCTGTTTTAGATTTAGTTTGCACTTAATTACGTAAAATAAGATTCCAGCCGTTATCGACTTCGGAGTCACAGAATCTAACTGATCTAAACTCTTTGTGTATATCTCATTGCATATATGAATAGTATTAAAAGGTAATCCTAGTTCATTACAAAATTTAACAAATGTATCGTTTTCTTTGATGTCTATTTTTTGTTTACCTAAATGTCCATAAATTTTATTATTTTCCATTATCTCTAGGTAGATTTTTTCGCCTTTTAGAAATCCTTTTTGGTTTCCTTCGGTGTTGTCTATAAGTTTCTGACGATCAATTGGAAGATTGTTATAAATACAAGAATAATATAAACATGCAGAGATAAGACCATTTCTTACAGATGCTCTAGTAAGTTTTCCAGATTCCATGCATATGTGCCACATATCTTTGGCAGTAGATAATGCGATCGTGTGAATACCTATTAAAGATATATAACGGCTGAATTTCTCTGATGTTTTCCAGAATGTTTTTTGCTTATGGCTAAACGTTTGCTGTAGATGTATTTTCATTATAAAACTATTTTTATGAAAACCCGGGATACTTCCCCCGGTTTCGTATGGATTATCTGATACATAAAGATCTGCTCTTTGAGAATTAGCACTAAATGTTCCATCTTCTGATTTATAATTATTCCATTCACATGATTCACAAATCCTACTATTTACAACTAAACCACAATCTATACAAATTTCAATGCCCTCTTTTTGATCATGCATGATATTTGAATGATTACACATGCTATTTAAATGATTACACTCTTTTGAACTGTTATTTTTAGTATTTTCTTTTTCTAACATATCCGAAACCTGATCCCAAATGTCTTCTGGTAGAATTTCTATCATCACTAAAAGTGTATTCACAATTACATAATTTATGAAATATCTTAATAATAATATAAAAACGTAATATTTGCGCGCAATATTTAAGTTTTTAAATTATAATTACTATATAATAATGGAAGAAATAATTATATTAGAAAGAGAAGGTTATAATATAACTTTGAATCCGGAGAAAGAAATGTTCACTGTTAATTTAATAGCAGACGTAGTATACGATGGAGACGGATTTGAAGAATTTTTAACATATTTCAAAAATACTTGGGCATACATTAAAGACAATTCTTTGACTTATTATTTATTTATAAATCTTGGCTTGTGTAAAAAAGAAAATGAATTACCTCTTCCTGCTTACATTAAACTAATAAAAGTGATAACAGATCTTAATGATGTAATAATCAAACATTGTCATTGCATTAGTATATTGACAGAGGGGTCAACAAAATGGGAAAACGCTTACAAATTAATAAATAAGTTATGGAATCCTCCGGAACAGAGACCTCTAAAATTTACACAGTCTAAGGAAGAAGTAGATATGTTCTTCAGGACAAATAAGCTTGTAAAGTAAATTTGCGAAAAAATACGAATATTAAGTATATAATGTAATATATAATTAAACATGAAGATCATTACGTGGAACGTCAACGGTATTCGCTCTCGTATTTTTAATGATCAAATTAGTTCTAAACTTAAGAAGAATGAACCAATTTGTCCACAAGATAACAGTCCTATAAAAAAGCTTATAGATGATTACTCTCCGGATGTCATATGTATACAAGAAACTAGATGTGGTTTAGAAAATGCTAAAAGGATATCTATTCCCGGTTATAAATCTTTCTTTAATGAATCTAAAATGGATGGGGCGAGGGCTGCAGACCGGTATTCTGGGACGGCTATTTTTTACAAGGAAAACATGAACGTTCTTGAAATTTCTACAACCTTCCCGGGTTATGAAGATCCAGAAGGCAGAGTTATAACAATTACATTTGAAACTTTTACATGTGTTGCAGTTTATGCCCCAAACAGTGGTACAAATTTTGACAATAAGATTTATTTTATGGAAGCTATGATTGACTATTTAAATAATATTAACGGACCAACTGTATTTTGCGGAGATCTAAATGTTGCCGTTTCAACACATTTTGATAAATCGTCTGTAGCCGAAGGTCCTGGATATTACAGACACGAACTTGAATTTTATACAGATTTACAGGCTATTGGATATACAGATGCTATCAAAGATGACGACATTATTTATACATGGTGGGATCCACGGGCTCGCAAAGAAAACGGAATTGCTTCCACTAGAAACAGAAACAAGGGTTGGCGACTTGATTATTTCTTTACTAAGAACTTTAATTTTAATCAAATTGCCAGTAAATGTTTAAAACATATTGGTGAAAATAACGAAAGTTTGCCATTAGCCAGTGACCACGCCCCTGTACTATTAGAAATTAAAAATAACTCTCAGCCTTAATTACCGAAAACCATCTGTACACCCTTTCTAACAGGGTTCCTGCGTACAAGAGCAGACGCGCCCGACTTTACTACGCCGCCGTAGTTATCATAAAGCTTTATTAGTACATAAATGGTAAATACTATAGCTACTACTAGATTCATCCACCATAGAGAGGATGCAAGTCTACCTTGACCGCAATTCTTCGTGCGACAGCACCCCTTACCATCCTTTGCAAGAGCTAGTTCATTTAGAACCGAAAAAGTCATCCACGCGGATATAGCGACAATCAATGCCATAAAAAAATTCATCTTATTTTAGTTTATCCAAATATTTTATTTTAAAATAAAATGAATTTTTTTGTCTCCTAGGAGACTATAATATTTAGTTTATTTAGTTGATGTCATCCATCCAAAAGTCTCTCAGTTTATAACTAGATATCTTTGTATACGCTTCTTGTGTATCTTTTTGTTTCTTCATCAGTTTTTCTATCGTGTCTTCGCTAAATGTATGTATTTTCATATCTGTTAAATATGTATAGCTATTTTCTAGTTTGATGTACTTTTTATCTTCTAATTGTTTATTTATGTAGTTAAGTTTTTGACGAAATACTTTGATGTTTTCATCTATTACATCATTTACAAAGTTGATTTTTGCCGTTATGATATCCAATTCTGTTTTTAGTTTATTTACTAAGTTATCCTTTCGCTTAATGTAGTATTCATTCCTGATTCTCCAGAAATGATATATTATTTCTTCTGGGCTTTCCATTTTAACTATTTCATTTTTTTCATTGAATACGTACATATTCTTAGCAGATATGTGACTTACCAATTTAAGCTTCTTTTCTATTTCGCGATTATCTTTCCATTCATAAACGGTCTCTAATGGCATTTTAATTTCAAAATGAACATTTGTCTCAGTAGACATATTTTTATAACCATAGATTGTATTTTCAGTTTCTAGTTTATCTAGAAACGTTTTGTAGTCCTCAGTCCAAGTTCCAACTGGAAGTTCTGTAACCGTGATTACATTTGCCTTTATTGTGTAAATACCATGGGCTGTCCATTTATTTTCTTCCGCCTTTTTGATACTTCCTGTAAAACCTTTATACCACGGTGTTAACTCTTCTATGTCTGAGTCTTCGTCTTCTACGAGTCTTAGTAGACGATCTTTAATGTCATCTGGATTGAAACAGGGGATATCTGTAGAGAAACCGGTTCCAATACCACAAGCGCCGTTTATTAAAATAATAGGCAATGTTGGAACATAAAACTTGGGTTCGATAGATTGGCCGTCGTCATCTAGGTAATCTAGCAAATCTAGGTCGTCGTCATTGAATAGTTTTTTGAAGTTCTTTGACAAGTGAGTGAAGATGTACCTCGGGCTTGAAGAATCTTTGCCACCAAGAAGCCTTGTTCCAAACTGTCCAGCCGGTTCAAGAAGATTCATATTATTAGAACCAGTGAATGTCTGTGCGAGATTTATAGTAGTGTCCTGGAGACTTGTTTCTCCGTGGTGATAACTTGAAACCTCGGACACATAACCTGCTAATTGAGACACTTTAATTTCTGAATATAGTTTTCTTTTGATACACGCAAAGATAATCTTTCTTTGCGAAGGCTTTAGTCCGTCTACTAGACTTGGAATAGATCTTACATTGTCTGCTATAGAAAAGAGGACAAGTTCTTTATTAATTAGATCTTTGATACTCACCTTTTTAATGTTATAGTCAAGCGTTTCAGGACTCTTGATGTTATTAAGTATCCATTTCTTTCTGGCATCTGCTTCTGTTTTTGTGAATGCTAGATTAAGATAATCTTCGTCTTCTTTTGTTTCATTTTTATAATTTAAAGTTTTCATTTGTTTAAAGTATTCCTTTGCTTCAGATGAAGTGCTGGTACCAAGACCCTTATAATACTTCACCTTAAAGCCTGAAATATCGTTTTCGCTTTTATATTTTTTATAATCATCCACATTATAAAAGGGAATCATCTGTAATTTCTTGGATATTTTGATTACGGGTGTAACCAAAGATGAGATAAAATCTGTTTTTAGTAGTTCTGGCCAACCATTTCCAATGAAGTTCACTATAAGACTTTTAATGTGAAATCCATCAGTGTCTGCGTCTGTCATAACCATAATTTTACCATATCTTAGTTCAGAAACCGAAGAATATTTCTTGCCGCTCTGAAGACCAAGGATTTGTTTTATGTTATTAATTTCTTCATTCTTAGACAATTGTGAGTAAGTAGCTGTTCGTGTATTTAGAAGCTTACCACGAAGTGGGAAGACTCCGTAGGTGTCACGGCCAACTACAGAAAGACCGGAAATAGCAGTAGCTTTTGCAGAATCTCCTTCTGTAAAAATAATCGTACACAACTTTGAATCTTTTGTTCCCGCCTTATTTGCGTCGTCCAACTTTGGAATGATGACCCTGTTTGTTTTCTTACCGTCTGTTTTCTGCAAAGATTTCTTTTCCTTCGCATTGGCAATAGCAAGAATATTTTCTACGATTCCCATCTTAGAAATTGTTGTAATAAAATCATCAGATGGAGTAAATCTACTACCAAAATCAGAAATCTTGGTAATATTCTTTTCTTTTGTTTGAGACGAATAACTTGGATTTTCAATGAGACAATTGATGAATACAAAAAGATTGTCTTTAATGTATTGTTGCTTAATTGTTACAGATTTGTGTTTTTCTTGAATGATTTCTGTTACTTTCTTAATTATTGGATTAATCACGTGATCGACGTGAGATCCGCCATCAGAAGTGCTGATCCCGTTTACAAATGATATGCATTGAAACCCGGAATCTGACGGCGCTATACCAACTTGCCACCGAGAAGTCTCTTGTACAACCCGTGGACAATTTTTCTTAGGTCCAATGTAAGCTGAAATGTATTCTGAGAAATCTTTGATCGTTAGTTTTTTATCATTAAGGTATACGCCGACATCCTTGTTTGTAATAGCGCAAATATCGAATACGCGCTTAGTTAGTATAGCAAGAGTATCGTCAGTAATACCTGTTGTGCCAAACTTTTGAAAGTCTGGTTTAAATGTAATCTTAGTGTATTCGCTTTTGCAAGTAGAAATTTTTGGCTTATTAATCTTACTTAAATTTTTCTCAAACGTTTGGGTGTACTTTCTGCCATCTTTTGCTGTTTCAATAGTGAAGTATTCAGAAAAGATAGCCGTTAACTTTGCACCCAAACCGTTGAGACCACCTGTTGTTCTTTTTTGCGAGTCATCGTAATTACTTGATGTAAGAAGATTGGCGAAAATTAATTCTGGAATATAAACTTTATACTCTGGGTGAATCTCAATAGGAATTCCAGAATCATTGAAAACAGAAATTTCATCATTTTCTATCTTAATCTTGATGCATTTAACAGACTTGTTCCGTTGGACTTCGTCTACTGCATTTACCAAGATCTCATCGAAGATTTTAAAAATCCCTGGATTCCACCTACAAGATTTGAGTTCAGCTTTATTATCAGTTATTATCCAGCAATCACTGGTTGTACATTTTGTATCACCGACGTACATACCAGGTCTTGCAAGAACATGTTCTATTTGCGAATACTTTTTGTAGTTCTCCGCCATGATAACTGATTATAAAATGAACTAAATTTTTAAACCAATTATTTTTTTGCAAAATTTAATATTAAAATTACTCAGAATCTTCTTTTAGTTTTTTAATCATTTGTAGAATTTGTTCCAAGGTTCTAACTCCTTGAAATCTTTTAGTACTATTTTTATATTTAATTATTGTATCAGGTAGTGTGTAAATCTTATTATCTATAAAAAATGATTCAAAATCTTCATTTTCTGCAGAAATATGGTAAAGCATACTATCTGGGACATTATTTAGAACTTTATCCAGTTCTACACAAGGGATACACCAATCTGCTCCAAATTTAAAAAATAATACCTGTTCACCAAAATTAATACTGTTAATAGAATTATAACTAGAAAGATCCTTGATTGTAACCCCCATTTTAATTTAAATAAATTATTTTTTTAAGTTTGTAATTGTTATTTTAAATTATATTTAATTATAATAAATGACTGTATTAGATTTTTACACATTAGATCTTACAACATTGGTTATAATTTTACTAATTACATTAGCTGTTTTTATGCTACTAAATTATATTGACGAAGAAAGGGACGATAATTTCATGTTTAACATAACAGCATCAATAGTTTCTGGTATAATTGTAAGTGTGTTATATTCTTATATAACTATAGAACCAGATGAAATATTAACAACAAATTATTGGGACTAATTCGTTTTTTAAAATAAATATACAGTATTATAATATGTCAATATCTTTGTCAAAATTCAACCCAAAAAAAATTGAAGAAAGGCGACTATCTGGTTCCGGTCCTGCTACATGTGTGTTTATTGGGAAAAGAGGAACTGGCAAAAGTACATTAGTTGCAGATATACTGTATTATCTAAGAAAAATTAACGCCGGCGTGGCTATATCAGCTACTGAAGACGGCAATGCTTATTATTCAAGTTTTATACCAGATATATTAATACACTCTGAATATAAACCTGAAATTATTCAACAGGTTATAACTCGGCAAAAAAAAGTAATTAATGGAAATAAAAAGAATACAGACGGAGATGTTTTTGTACTCTTAGATGATTGTATGTATGATAAAAGAATGATAAGGGACACTAATATACGCGGAATTTTTATGAACGGTAGACATTGGCGTATAACATTCATGTTGACAATGCAATATTGTATGGATTTGCCTCCAGATTTAAGAGCAAATATAGACTATGTTTTTATACTTAGAGAAAATATAATTCAAAATCAAGAGAAAATTTATAAGAATTTCTTTGGTATTTTCCCACATTTAAGTGTTTTTCAAGATGTGCTAAACAGTTGCACAGAAGGTTACGACTGTTTAGTTCTCGATAATACATCAAAAAGCAATAACATACAAGACTGTGTATTCTGGTATAGAGCAAAACCAAATAGAAATTTTAGAATAGGATCAAAAGAGCTTTGGAAATATTGTACAAAGAATTATGATGCTAAAAAAGCTAAAGAGATACCGGAATTTGACGCTAAAAAATTGAAAAAGAAAAACGCTCCTAGTGTAGCCGTTAAGAAATTAAAGTAATTTATGGAACGTTGTCTTTGAATAGACCCTTGATTTCATCATTGGGATACTTATAATAAAGATCTGGCTGATCTTCATATCCATCTTTAACTAATGTATACTTTCCAGTGTTTGTACATAGATTGTATACATTAAAATTGTCTTTAAGATCAAACAATTCAGTTCTCGTTGAAAAATTAACAGATATACTACCTTCCACCCCGCTAATAATCCTATGGAAAATACCAGCTGGCCATACTACCATCGCCGGACCATCAAAATACAGCTTGTCATTTTTATAAACCTTGTCCGGTGTAACAATAAAAGAAGCTTTTGTTAGAGTTTTTGGATCAAAGATATCAATGTATCTAGTTCCTTGAAGAACAAGAAGATTATCATCTTGTCCCGGATGCATATACCAGGGTCTTTTAACTGGTGGTGTACAATCTTCAATGGGACCCGGAGAAATAGAATTTGGACCGTGAATAACTCGATCAATACCACTAATTCTAGGAATATCAGATGGAACCATTTCGTCGAATTTTACACCCCTTGTTCTTCGTAAAATTCTAAGAGGGATAATACGGTACATTTTTATTAAATTATGATTGTATTTTTTTAAATTAAATTATTTAAACATAAAATATATACATCTTTACGAGTATATTTTATGGACAAAATCAATGAATTGAAATCAATTCCCATGCATGAACAACGTTCTGATGCGTGGTTCAAGCAAAGAGAAAACAAATTGACATCAAGTGACGCAGGAACAGTTCTAGGCTTGAATCCGTACCAAAAACCACACGAAGTTCTTTTTAAGAAATGCGGTTTTGATCCAAAGCCTTTTGTTGGAAATATAGCGACAAGACATGGTCAAAAATATGAAGATGAAGCTATAGATAAATATTGTGAACTAACAGGTCAAAAGAGTTACGAATTTGGTCTTATTGCTCATGAGGATGTCCATAAATCCGATGAATATCCATGGCTTGCTGGTTCGCCAGACGGTATTTCTATTAGTGTAACAGATCCTAATGCAAAGCCTATTCTATTGGAAGTTAAGTGTCCTTACAAGAGAAAGATTATCCCAGGAAAGATTCCAGCGTATTATTATCCCCAAGTTCAGTTGAATATGTTCATTTGCGGACTTGAAGTTTCTGATTTTATTGAATATCTTCCTCCAAAAACTATGAGTATTGTAAGAACTTACATTAATCATAAGTGGTTGAATAAAAATATACCTGTATTGCAAAAATTTTGGCAAGAAGTAGAATACTACAGAAATAACGACATTAAATTACATCCAAAATTTCCAAAACAAAAAAGGACTCTCGACTTAACAACCGACGAACCAGAAGAAAATGTTCTACTAGAGTATGCATTTAGGGAATAGAGATACGTTGATATTTTACAAAAAAAGATATTACTTAAAAGAATAGAATATACTATATTAATAAAATGGGTATTCGCGGACTAAATATCGTTATTAAAAAGTGGGCACCCGATGCCATTCAAACTTGTGACATCTCGAAGTATAGAAACTCAAAAGTTGCGATAGATTGCAGTATTCTTCTTTATAAATTTAAATATGCATCGAGGGTCGAAAATTCTCATCTTATAGGAATTGCAAATAGAATTAAGTTTTATCTTATGAATGGTATACTACCTGTTTTTGTATTTGACGGAACTCCCCCTGATGCAAAAAGAGTAACTCTTGTTAAACGTCAAGCTACAAAAGAAAAAATGTATGTTAGGCTAGAAGAACTTCGTGCAAAAGAACCAGAAACAGAAGAAGAAAATAAAGCTATTAATGAAGAGATAGAAAAACTACTTTCTCAAATAATTGTAATTAAAAAATCGCATATTGAAGAAAGCAAAGAACTTCTTGAAAAATCTGGAATTCCTTATTGTACGGCTCCTGAGGATGCTGAAAAATACTGCGCGTTCTTACAGAAAAACGGTCTTGTAGATTATACTGTAACAGATGATACAGATGCTAGTACATTTGGTTGTCCTATAATTCTAAAAACATCTATTAATAAGAAAATAACAGAAATAAATACAAATGTAATCTTGCAGCGCTTTGAAATGACACACAGTTCATTTGTAGATTTTTGCATTCTTTCTGGTTGTGACTATACCGAACCCATATCACAGATAGGTCCTATCACGGCATTTAATTTAATTAAAAAATACGGCACAATTGAAGAAATTCTTAAAGTTTTGAACAAAGAGACGCCAAATTTTAATTACATTGTTTCTAGAAAAATTTTCAAAGAATTTGATTACCAGGTCCCTAATAAATTTGAAAAAATTAATGTAGATAAAAACACACTAATGGCTTTTCTGAATTTGCACAATTTCAAAGAAAATGTTATTTCCAAATTTATTAAAATTTTATTTTAATTTTTAATTTAATTTAATTTTTTTTTCTAAACTATATATTAAAATTAATATGGGTATTTTAGAAGTTTTCTTCGGTAAGAAGCGCCGCGCCCGCAAGGCGGCGAAGAAGTCGCCTGGTCGCAAGCCCAAGCGTGCTCACTACGTTAAGTCGCTACCAAAGTCGCGCGCGTTCGTAACTGTCCGCGGCCGCAAGCGCAAGCTCCACCGCGGTGCCAACGGTGGTCTTTACTACCGCACCAAATCTGGTCGCCACTACATCGATGCGAAGATTCTCAAGCGTCGTGGCCACGTTCTCTCGCCAAAGAAGCGTCGCGTCCGCCGCGCCGTCAAGAAGCTACGTCTTCGCAAGCGTAAGCTCCTCCAGACCAAGACTGCCATTGCAGCCCGTAAGGCCTACCGCCTCCGCAAGGCCCGCAAGGTCCGCAAGGTCCGCAAGGTCCGCAAGACCCGCTTCGGTATGTGGTAAATAAGTGATTAATAACAAGCTGTAATTAAAATAATAAAGCAATTAGAATTATTTTATTATTTTAATTTAATCCCTTTTGGTGATCAAGAACCAAAAAGTACGACTCTTCAAGAGTCTAAAAAAGTTTATTTTAAAGGTTTACACTATTCTAATTGAAATCTAGATCTCTTAGCTTAAGATCTTCATGCTTAATAGCAAGTATTTTTTCTATAGATCTAACTGTACTTGGAATTGTTTTAAAGTCATTGACTCCGATTATTTCAATTACATCACTGATATTAATGTCTACGATACAATTGTCTTTGTAATCTTCCAGTGATTTGATTGAATTTATGTATTTTTGTCCTTCTGGATCTGAATAATGAATTTTTGCAAACAGGGTTTCGTTTTTAAATATAGTGCTGTATAATTCGAGGTCTTCGTTATTTTCTTTTACTAATAGACTGAAGGTTATCAAGTTAGAAGGTTTCCATTTAAAACATGAGTAATTCACACCTGTTATAATAGGCAAATCATTGGGAATCATAAAAATTTCATCGGTGTCTTTAAAGTCTTCTTCATAACACTTAATTGATTCTGAATAACTAGCAATATTAATCGGTATACTGCTAGATTGTATATTATGTTTGAAAGTTTGTGCTTCTGCTATGCGATCTAAATAAGTAATTCTATTAATCTTGCTCCCGCAGCAAGAAAATGTATCATAAAGACAGATTTCTCCTGGTTTATAAGAAGTATCAAAAATAGTTCCTTTATAATATTCATCTGAACAATTGATATCAACTTTATAAATTGTTAAATCTTTAAGAATTACTACAGATGTATTATTTCCATATTTATCCAAAAACATAAATAAAATAGCTCTCTTTGTGTCAACCGTGTTCTTTTTATAGAAAATGTATTTAAAATTTCTGAGTTTAAAAATATATCTTTTTTCAATATTTACAGAATTTTGAAGAGGAAAATACATGTCTCCTTTTCCTGTCCAACTGTTATTTAATAAAAATACAATCTGTTTTTTAAACTTTTCGTCTGTGATTTCGGTTTGCATTATAATAACATATCTGCGGTCTCTTTAAATAAATTTAAAGGTAACTATTATACATCAGTATTATGTCTTTTACTTCAAAAGAAGAAACTCTTGTAAATTTTTTGCTAAATTATTATAGATCTAAAATAAGTCTTTTTAAAGATATAATTTATCAGAATACTCCGTTAAGTCTAAGACTTCTTGATTGGTTAGTAACAAATTATTCTAAGAAGTATAATATAATTTATCCTCTCAGTAATTCCGGTGAAATTGTGTATTTTAATATATACCTTGATTACAAAAACCAGTTAAAAGCTTATTCAAAAAAATTTTTTGATCCATTTTGTAGACAGAAACGTCTTATAATAAATACAACCACATTTAAATGGAGAGAATATGTAGAAGAAAGCATTTCAGAAACGGAAATTATTACAACCGTTGGTCAGCTTAATTTTTTCAGATGGTTTATAGATAATAAGATACTCGATTATGCATTGGCAAATATTAAATTTATAGATGCAGACATGATAAATACAATGGCTTGTAAAAAGAAAGGTAAACGGTCCGTGCTATCTCCAAGCGCTGTAAAAGGTATATATACTAATAAATGTAGTGTTACAATTAAATTTAAACCCTAATAATTTAGAGAAATAATTTATTTATAATTATAAAATGGATCATCCATTAAATATTTGGCTAAAGTCAACTGGAAAAATGGTAACAGATTCTAACAAACAAACTATAACTCATTTTATGTTTGATGGAGGAAAACTAGATATATCAGAAGACCACGAAACATTTCAGATTATGTACAGTAAATACATAAAATATAAAAATTGTATAGTAGAAAGAAAAACTGAATTTTTTAAGTTTTTTATAGACTTTGATATACTTTCTGAAGAAATCATAAACCTAGATGATTATGTAATTCTTATACAAAACACATTGAGTAATTTGTATAAAAATAATTCTTTAGTTTGTATAGTAACCGGCGCCGATAAAAATAAGGAAATAAGTAAAAACGGAACTATGTATTTTAAACAAGGATTCCATTTGCATTGGCCAGATATCATAGTAGACAAGGCTACGTCATTGGCTATTCGTAAAAATCTTATAGTAAATTTGACGAATGTTTTTGGAAAAAATGAGAAACATTACGACTCTTGGGAAAAAATAATAGATCGATGTGTTTATGAAAATAATGGTCTTAGACTCGTTGGTTCAGATAAATGTACTATATCAGATGGTAATAAAAATTATGAAGAAAGAATTTATGTACTGAAAGATGTATACACGGGGGACAAAAGAGATGAAGCTTTATTTGATCTATATAATAAAGATACATATCAATTGGTTAAGAATACTAGCATAAGAAGCGACTATAAAAGTATAACAGAAGCACGAGGCCTTGTAGAATACGTAGAAATAGAAGAAAATACTGAAAGTAAATGTGGAAATCTTATAACTCTTTCTAGAAATTCACAAGAGTATAAAGCTATTGAAAAATTTTTTAAACTTCATGCGGTTGGGTATCGAGTAGAGGACATCCGTGCTATTTCACAAGTAAAAGATAAATGTATGTATCTAATAAACTCAAAATCTAAGTATTGTCAAAATAAACAAGACTTTCATAGTAATAATCACATTTATTTTAAACTCAGTCCAAGCGGACTTTGTCAAAAATGTATGTCAGAAAATCATGGTATTCATGGCCCGTGTAGGGAATTTCAAAGTACTTGTGTACCAATTACAACCTCTCTCGAAAGCGCCCTCAATTGGAAAAAACCGAAAAGTAAAGAAATTAAAAAGCCTCAAGATTTTAGCCTTCCTGGATTATTGGAAATACTTGAAAATAATATAACAGGAAAAGACGCCTTTATGGGACCTGGAAAAAAGAAGTAAATAATACTACCGAAAGTCCTATTAATATTGCAACTATGACTTTTCCACTTAAGTTTGTAACACCGGATTCTACCAAATACGGAAACGAATTTCCTAAAAGTTCAGTAAACTGATCCGAGCCAGTTATAAGATAGGCTATAATTACAAGTAAAATAATTCTTACATTCTTCTCCTCTGATATCTTAGCAAAGATGGAACTATTTACATCTAAATCTACAGATGGATTTTCTTTTTGTTTGCCCCTTGATAAGATACTTTCGGAACCTTTATCAATTTCTTTTGTTATTTCTTCTCGTTTATCATTGAGATCATTTAAAGAACATTCAAACTGCGCCATATTTAATAAATAAAATCATTTAATTGTAACTTTTTAAACGAAACAATAATTAGTTTTAAAAATAAAAATAAAATGTATATATAAAAGTAAATAAAATGGGCATAGATAGTGTTGCTATTAAAACTTTTAATTCATCAGGATCCCAGTCTGTATGCAGAGCCAATGAAGCAGATGAAACAAAACTAATTGAATCCGAGTTTCTTACTAAGTGTACAACTGAATACATTAATGGTTCTGGAATGAGTTTTATTTCTGGGGGTATTGACATCGCTACCCTCAAAGCTGCAAGTCCGAGCGAAGTTTTTATACTACCAAGTGATGTAGATGCTATAAGCGAAATAAATCTTCAAATGAGTTTAGGCTCGGATGCGTCAGGGGTATCTTCAACATTTCTTTTAGATATTATAAAGAAAATAGAAATTAAAGTAGGTAATTTAGTCGTTCAGACTATTCTACCTGGGGATATTTACTCTAGAAACTTAACAGAGTATGGATCAGCATTAAATATAAATACATTGCAACCTCTCAGCACTTCGACTGGAGCCGAGCGCTTGTACCCTATCGGCGAAAATATAGATTTTTCTCTTTCTATACCGTTTACTGGAAGGTCTACTGGTGTAAATAGATCTTTTTTACAAGCGGGTGCCATAACAAACAGTTTAACAATGAAAGTCTATTACAACTCACTTAGCGGTGCGACAACGCAACACCTGGCGGCGGGATACCCAGCTAGTATAACAACGGGTGTATGCGTTGTTAGTCATGCTATGACTTCTACTGAAAAAAATTTTATAACCAAGAATATAGTAAACAGACCAGTTAATACTTCTCAGTCTATTGTAGCGGCTATAGAATCGGCGCCGTCGGCGCCTTTCACAATCGATTTGAGCTCTATTAATATAAACGTATCTCATATACTATTAACTTTAAATAATAGCATGTTTAAGTCTTCGGGAATTTCAGTAAATAAGCCGAGCGGCGCTGCCGGTACTACATGGTCTCCCAAAGTGAGTGGCGTCATGGCAAACACTGATTTAGGCGTTGCAATTGGGTGGTTGAAGTCTGCTGAATTAGTATTAGGAAATGACAGAACTGGAGCTATTCCAGGATCTTGTCTTGCGACTAATAAACTAGAACTTTTTGAGTTGACAAGTGTCGCGTCTAAAAATATTTACGTGCTAAAGTTAGCCGGTTCCGCTTTTAGTACTGCCGGAATTCCATTTTCACGTCTAAATAACAAAAAGTTAATACTTGATTTTGCAACGGGGTTCACCGTTGCTCCTTATACAGAGGGCGGAGATAAAGGTATTACAAATGTAAACATAACTTGCTGCGGAACTCAGGTTCAGAGTACAGTGGGTGGTACTATTTCATTTTCTGCATAAATAATTAATTAAATTAAATAAATTATTAGAATTAAATAATTTTAACTACGTATTAAATTTAAAATTATTTTCTTTTATAAATTGTAAATACAAATGTCTGGAGCTGTAGCTGCTCATGCTGCTTATAATGGGTCTGGTACCCAAGGTCTTGCTGTAACTAATAAGATTCACGAAGATGACGGTGACGTCATGTCGGTTTTCTGGAACAAGAACGATACTACTCGTCAGTTACTTTACGGCTCGTCAATCATTGAAATTCCGCCATCTGGTAGCGGCGGAGCGCTCGGGGCCGGTGGCAATCAAATCTTTACTGTAAATAACGATATCGACGCAGTAGGCGATCTATACCTTCAGATCGAGTCGACGGACGCGAGTGGTACCGTTCGTGCATTTGACTTATTATCGTGTATTAAGAGAATTGAGTTTATGGTTGGAACTCAGGTATGGCAAACACTAGAAGGCGCTGACGTGACTGCTTTAAATATGACAGAAATGTCTGAGGATGCTTTTGAATCTTTTTTCTTAGCTATGTCTGGCGGATTTACCAAACAGGGTGTTAGAAATAAAATAGCTACTAGTAGCCAGCGGATTGCAAACCCCATTACGTCTGATATAGCGGGCGTAATACGCATCCCGGCATTGTCGAGAAGCGTAGGTCCAAAGTTTGCCAAATTTACTGATATTTCGGAAAATGCTTATCTTTTAGCAGGAGCCCCTCATCAATCTGTAAAAATCCGGGTTTACACTGCGAGCTCTCTTCCTTTGGGTATTACTAATCTAACCTTGAAATTATTTGGTCAGTGCATCGTAATGTGCAATGAAGAGCGCGAGCAAATTAAGGCCATGCCAGCGGGTCTACCAAAGAGACTTAAGATGACTCAGAATGTTAATCAAACTTTTGACTGTGGCAACTTGACCACCGGACAAATCGTTGAGAAAAATTGTAAATTAGATCTAGATCACTTTTCTTTATTTGCATCTCATATAATAATTGCTATTCACGGCGAGGGCGCCGATGTTGCTAATTCTTCGATAAAACACGCAGAACTTAAATTAAATTCCAGTTCATTTTCTGGTGTTCTTGACGGTGCTTTATTAACAGGTTCTGCCGCGGATGCGCTAGGTCTTTATTCGAATGCTATTATGAAGGGTACTGCTAATTATTCAAACAATTACTATATATTTCCATTAGCTTCTCATGCATACGGAGGTTCGTCTGTTCCTCTAAACAGATTTGACAATATTAGACTGGAAATAACTGCAGTAATCCAAGGCGACAGCGGCGACGGCGGCGCGAGGAGCGAGTTTGAAATCAGTGCTACATGTGTTGGTGAGACCACCGCTCTTTACAAGGGCGGCGCCGCTTCGCTAGCTATGTACTAAATAATAATTAATTAAATAAATTATTAAGAATTAAATAATTTTAACTACGTATTAAATTTAAAATTATTTTCTTTTATAAATTGTAAATACAAATGTCTGGAGCTGTAGCTGCTCATGCTGCTTATAATGGGTCTGGTACCCAAGGTCTTGCTGTAACTAATAAGATTCACGAAGATGACGGCGACGTCATGTCGGTTTTCTGGAACAAGAACGATACTACTCGTCAGTTACTGTTTGGATCGGCGTTTGTTGAGATCCCCGCTGGCGGTGGTTCTGGTACAAATAATGTTAATAGTTCTTCAAATGTAATTTTTGATGTAAATAACGATATCGATTGTTTAGGAGATATGGTTTTAAAGTTAGTTTATACTAACAAAACGGGCGCCACCCTCAACGACTTGTCCGGCAACGCTGTCGACAATCAAAGACTTATCACTCTCATAAATCGGGTAGAAATTCAGGTTGGTACTCAGATATGGCAAACATTTGAAAATAACGATCTTTTATCTCTTGTCGCAACTGAATTATCTTCTGGATCTTATGCAGATTTATCGTTTCAAACATCCGGAGGCGTTTGTGAGCAGCTTTTCTCAAACGGGGCCCTGGACGGCCAGCTTGTAGATGATGCGGTTGCCACTGCTTTTATTCCCTTGAAAGTATTTACTAAAACTCTAGGTCCTCGTCTAGAAAATTTTGCAGAGCAGACAGAGGGTGGTTATCTTATGGGTGCCGCTCCTCACCAGCAGGTAAAGGTAAAAGTTTTCACAGATACTTTGGATGATGGAAGCTCCGGTAGCGATGTTTCTACTATAGCCTTGTCGTTGTACGCTAAAAATCAAGTAATGTGCAACGAAGAGCGTGAGCAGATGAAGGCCATGCCAATGGGTCTACCAAAAAGAATCAAGATGACTCAGAATAAGCACATTACTGCCAATGCCGCGAGTGGCCCGATAGAGGTCGACATAGACAATTTTTCGTTATACGCTTCTCATTTGATAATAAGCATGCCTTCCACCGCCAATAGAGACAAGTTATACAACTCAACTGCTGAAGTTTTAATGAATTCTTCTTCCTATTCTGGAAAATTACCCCTTGGTCTTCTTAAGTTAACTGGACCAACTATGGGTCTATTTACAAATCAATACACTTCCGCGGGTAACACTACTAAGTCAAACAGAGAAATTTTTGTTTTCCCATTTGCTTCTCAGGCTTACGGTGGTTCGTCTGTTCCTCTAAACAGATTTGACAATATAAGACTTAAGTTAACTTTACCGGCCGGTGCTTACACGGCGGCGCCAACTATCAATGTGACTTGCGTAGGCGAGACCACTGCTCTTTACAAGGGCGGTGCTGCTTCGCTAGCTATGTACTAAATAATAATTAATTAAATTAAATAAATTATTAGAATTAAATAATTTTAACTACGTATTAAATTTAAAATTATTTTCTTTTATAAATTGTAAATACAAATGTCTGGAGCTGTAGCTGCTCATGCTGCTTAT